GAGAATGCCAGCAAAATTTCTGCATTGGCCCCAACGATAAGCAACTCATGATGGCTCTCCGCAACGCTGGTACGGATCATCGCAAGTTCATGCGGATGATTACCGTCTATCTCGACATCACCGCCCCGCTGTACTGGTGGAAAGAGTTCGACACCTATAAGGTCGGTACTGTCGCCAACTCCTGCTCTACGATGCACAAAATCGCAGCAAAGGAGTTTACACTGGATGACTTCAGTCACGAGCATCTGGTTTATGACCTCGATGTCCGTATTGAAATCGGAGGAACCGATCACAGAGATACGGGGCCCATGGAAGTCCTTGGCATGACGATTGATGTGCTAAATCACTATCGCGAAAAATATCTTGCAGCGACGAAGACTGAGGAATACACCGGCCTCCCCGCCAAGGATATTTGGTGGCAGATGATCCAGCTTCTCCCCAGTTCCTACAACCAGAAGCGGACGGTCATGCTGAACTATGAGGTTCTGGCCAATATCTACAAATCCCGTCGGCATCACAAGCTCGATGAATGGCATACACTTTGTGACCGGATTGAAAGTCTGCCTTATTCTGCGTTGATTACTGGCACTGCCGTTTGACACCACTCCGGCTGTTATGATACAATCATAAAAAAGAAATCATGCGCAAAAAGTACATCGCCTATTATGGAAGGAGGTTGTTAGGCTATGGCTGAACGCAACGATTCTCACCTTCTGGATGGTGGTGATTCTGTGGGTATGACAGATAACCAGTACAAGGGTATGCTGCTTGACCAGTTAGAAGACTGGCAGGAAATCCTTGACCTGGCAATCGCAGCCGGGAACACCGAGATTCAGAAAAAGGCTGAGAAGCAAATCGCGAAGATCAACGAAAAGCTGAAATTCTAATCTCTACCCAGAGGGAAGGGCTTGTGGAAACACAGGCTCTTCTCTTTTTATATTTTTCAGGAGTGTGAATACTATGACACCTAATGAGTACCAGAAAGAAGCACTTCGGACCGCATCCGGAATGTCTAAGGAATACCCTCGTATTCTCAACGGCCTGATGGGTCTGAACGGCGAAGCCGGAGAGTGCATTGATATTCTCAAAAAGCATCTTTACCAGGGCCACGCTTTCGATAGCGAACACATGGCAAAAGAACTTGGCGATGTCGCATGGTATCTGGCCATCAGCGCAGAAGCTATCGGCTATGATTTGGAGACCATCTTCCAGATGAACATTGATAAGCTCCGCGCCCGCTATCCCGATGGCTTTGATGCCGACCATAGTCTGCATCGCAGAGCAAATGATATTTGAAAGGAGCTTGTGAAAATGGATGAGAAAAAAATCCACTCAATCATTGATGAAGCAATGGCAGCTCGTGACCGATCTGTGTCCATTTATATTTCGCCTGATGGCGGTGTTTCTGTTTCGGTCTTCCCGTGGCCGGACGAGGAGACACTCCGCAACATGAGAGCCAGCGGTCTGATTTCTCACAATGACTACCGGACACGACTTGGCCTATCCCCTATGAAAGACTAAGGAGGAGCACAATGAACGAAAAAGTTCTGAGACATAAGGAAATCTGCGATGGGCTGAACGAGCTCTACGCGCGCAAAAACCATGACTATGGCGACAGCTTTCATACCACTTTCGTCGAGGAAGGTCTCGCTATGGCCCGTATCCGTTTGGGGGATAAGTTCTCCCGCTTCAAGACCCTGTCCCGCCTTTCCTGCAATAACCGCGACCAGCAGCAAGTTACGGATGAGTCTATTCGTGATACGCTGCTCGATCTCGCAAACTATGCCATCATGACTGTGTTGGAGATGGATACACCGGATGAGAGTCATGCGACTCTGTACGGTTATGACAAGCCTGTCTATACTGTTGGGGAGGATAAGTAAGATGAAAGCTAAGAGAGTGCTTTGTATGCTTGCGGCGATCCTCCTCGTTGTCGCCATGATGCTGATGTTCCTGACGGGTTGTAACAGACAAGTCATCGACACGACATTCAGCTATGACAATGCTATTCTGGCTCTTCCCGATGGTTCTGTCATTAGCGGGAAAATCGAGAGCTGGAAAGACTATGATGACGGCGATCAGATTCAGGTAAAAATTGACGGAACTACATATCTGGTTCATTCCGCCAACATCGCACTGATAAAGGAGTAATGATTATGTGGAAGCGCGAACTGATCCGCAACAAGATCTATGCGGTATTGATGGTGCTGGCATCTTTGCCGGTCGTTATTTTGGAGAAGGATGGTACGGTCCTTCTCCTTTCTCTTTTCTTCGGAGTTCCGATGTTCTTCGCAAAAGAAAACTGGATCATGGGAGGACCCGTTCATGAAAGTAAAGAAAGCCGGAAAAAGAGTGTTCGGAGCCGTAATGTCCGCTGCCGAGAAAAAGGCTATGGACATGGAGATACAACGACAGCTCGCAGAGTACGATCGAAAGCATATCCGAGAGATCGACGCTCTGGTTCTGTGGGAGCTGCGTGAACAGCTCGGCTTCGGCAACAAGCGACTTAAAAAATTCTATGACAACTTCTCCCGCGGCATCGAGGCTTTGATCCGCCGTTATGAGATGGAGCAGGGCGACGATGTCTGGCTCTGTACCTACAAGCTGAAAGAGATCGGCTGTGATCTTGAAAAGTGGGAGAAAGAAAGAGGTGACCAATGAGCGACCGAAAAAACTCGGAGGGCTACTCAGATCCGACAGCCTACCAGGCCATGATGAACCTTGAAATCGAGGAGCTTCGCTTTAAGAAGTTGCTCAGGTCTATCAAGGATGTGTGTGACTTGGCAGACTTTGAGATCGAAGGTCGTGTCGTTCTGATCGACAAACGGTCCGGACGAGTATGGAGGTAGAAAAATGTTTTCTTTTGATGAGTTCGAGGATATGTGCGAAAAATTAGCGGAGGCATGGCAACAGATCCTCATGCCATTCGAGAAACTTTCAGAAGTTCTTGAGGCAATCTACAATGATCCAGCACTATGGCCCAAACGCAATGGCGTTACGCCGAAAAAGTACGGCCTGTCTCTTCAGAAAAAGCATTTGCACAAACCGTTCACACCGTATCAGTATATTCCAATAACTCCGAAGAATCTCCCCTATATGAGGAGAACATTTTAGCAAAACTGCGTGAATTTGCCCCGGTTCTGTCTAATCTAAGATAGAATTCGGGGCTCTTTCATGCGCAAAAATCGTGGCCACTTTTGTTTTGAAAAACGGGCTTCTGCCCACTTTCTTTCGGAAACTTGATATATTCGGGCGAGTTGAGAGACTTGTAGAGACGGTTCTGGCCAAAAAAAGTGGGTTTTTGCCCGGTTTTATTTGAAAAGTGGGCGGGCTGAAACCGTTGGTACACAAGGCTTTGCGGGCTTTCTGCCCACTTTCCCACTTTTTTCTTTAATTAGTGTGAAGAAAAAATGTAAAAAATATATATAAGTGGCGAGAAAAAGTGGGTTTTTGGCCAAAGCCTGATTTTCCTCAAAAAAACTCTCGCTTCCTTTTCGCGTGCAAGTGTGTTATACTGATCTTGCGACACAATTAAATCTTCTTATCCGCTTCACTATGGGAGAATTACTTGGCAACAAGTGTTTCTCTCTTAACTCGTTATACCCATAGTGGTGGTAAGAGGATTGTGTCGCAGCAATGAGAGATGCGCTTTTGCAGGGTGCGTCTCTTCGTTGGGGCGCACCTTTTTTATTTGCACTCTTACGAGGGGAGGACGGAGCGTGGCACGGCCTTACACTGAACAGCAAGTTCTCAAGAAACTGGATATTCCAGATTTCAGACATTTGACAAAAGAAAAAGTCATTGCTTTTGCGACAATGGTTCCGAAGATGAACCCCGAAGTTGCAAAGAAAGCTCTTGAGCAATTTCCGAACTTCGCTTCGACTTCACTTGATGTTTTGAAAGAGTACCGCAGCGTCATCCAGGAAGCGATGGAAGACGATCGAGAGAGTATGCGCAGTTGTTACGATATGTATAACCGCGTGATGGATTCTCTTGAAAAAATGCTGGACAACGACGACCTGACATTTGAGCAGAAGACTTATATTCTCAATCAGATGCAGGAAGTTGCCGCAGCGGTAGCGGATAAGGACTCTGAAAAATCGAGGAACCGTTTGAAGCTCATTGGGGTTATCGGCGGCGTAGCTGCTGCCATTGTCGCGGCTTTGGCTTCGAGTCTTGGAGGTAACATCGCACTGAAAGAAAGCAACAACATTGATGATGACAACATAACGGATTTATGAGAAAGGATAGACAGCATGAGTAAAGGTAACGGAAAGCGTAGCACTTGTGGACTGATCCTCGATGTGATACTTACTTTCTGCACAGGAGGTCTGTGGCTGATTTGGATACTCATTCGGTATCTGCGAAATAATAGCTGACCCTCTGGATATTTGACCGAGACGCTTGAAAAGGTGTCTCGGCTTTTTTATGCCCTTTTTGGCTTCCGCAGAAAAAACAGGGTCTTTTATGGAGAAGAGAGAGATGTGTTACACATTTCCCTCTCTCCATTTTATTTTTTGTCGAAAGGAGGTCATTTCGTGGCCAGAAGTTCCAGACTTGAGAGCGGATTTCAAGACCGTTTAATCGAGTCATTGAAAGCGTTGTTCCCTGGATGCATGGTTTTCAAGATGGACCAAATTCAGGGACTTCCCGATCTGTTGATTCTTTATGGCGAGAAGTGGGCCTCCCTCGAATGCAAGAGGTCTGCGACAGCTAAGAAGCGCCCAAATCAGGACTACTATGTCGAGAAGATGAACGATATGTCATTCTCTCGCTTTGTGTGTCCGGAAAATAAAGAGGAGGTATTGAATGAACTTCAACAGGCATTCCAACCTTGAAGGTCAGCACGCCTTCCTTGGTGCAAGTAAGTATCACTGGATCAATTACACCGATGATAAAATCGCGGACTCCTATGTGAGATTTCTGGCAACACAGAAAGGAACTGTTCTTCACGCATTCGCCGCTCAGTGTATTCTTTTGGGGCAGAAACTTCCCAAGTCTCAGAAGACTCTGAACATGTATGTGAATGACGCTATCGGTTATAAGATGACGCCGGAACAGATCCTCTACTATTCTCCGAACTGTTTCGGAACGACCGATGCGATTTGTTTCCGAAATAATTTTCTTCGCATCCATGATTTGAAGACCGGAGAAATTGATGCTCACATTGAACAGTTGGAGGTCTATGCCGCTCTGTTCTGTTTGGAGTATCATATTCGTCCAGCCGACATTGAAATGGAACTGCGTATCTACCAGCACGACCAAATTCTGTACCATAAGCCGACTGTTGAGGATATTCTGCCAATCATGGACAGGATCATCACAGCCGATAAGGTCATCAACAAAATTAGAGAAGAGGAGGGTTAAGCTATGGACCTCGTAGAGGAAGATATTCTGATGCACTATGGCGTCAAACGGCGCTCTGGGCGCTATCCGTGGGGTTCCGGTGATAACCCTTACCAACATGGCGGCGACTTTCTTGCCCGCGTTGAAGAGCTTCAGCGGCTCGGCAAAACTGAAAAACAGATTGCTGATGAACTTCATCTTTCGACGACTGACTTGCGGATGCAGGTTCGCGTCGCAAAGCATGAACGCCGTGCTCTTCAGGCAGACCGTGCCCGTTCTTTGCGGGAAGACGGTAAGACGCTGGATGAGATCGCCTCAATCCTCGGTTATGCGAATGACTCTTCTGTTCGCGCACTGCTGAATGAGAATACGGCAGCCAATAAGAATAAGGCGCAAGCCACGGCAGAGATTCTGAAGAAAGAGCTTGCGGAAAAAGGAGCCATTGATGTAGGCACCGGCGTTGAGCGGCAGCTTGGCGTTTCTACCGGTGTTCTTCAAGAGGCTCTTTTCATTTTGGAAACCGAGGGTTATAACCGTTATGGCGTCGGCGTTCCCCAGGTAAACGACCCGAAGAAACGCACGATCACCCCCGTTATTTCCGTTCCTGAGATTGACCAGAGAGAGGTTTATCAGAACCTTGATTTGGTGAAGTCTGTTGGCGACTACCATTCTACTGATGGTGGCGAGTCTTGGGACAAGCGTGAGTATCCGGCGAGCATTGATTCCAGCCGTGTGAAGATCCTTTATGGCGATGAGGGTGGCGCACTGAAAGACGGTGTCATTGAGATCCGTCGTGGCGTTGCCGATCTTGACCTTGGAGACTCTCACTATGCTCAGGTTCGTATCCTTGTGGATGGTACTCATTACCTCAAAGGAATGGCGATGTATTCTGACGATATGCCTGATGGCGCAGACATTGTCTTTAACACCAACAAGCATACCGGAACACCTAAGATGGATGTTCTGAAGAAAATTCAGGATGATCCCGACAACCCTTTTGGGGCCTTGATTAAGGCTAATGGCCAGAGTCACTATATCGACGCCGACGGCAATGAGAAGCTTTCTGCGATCAACAAGCTGAAAGAAGAGGGCGACTGGGATAAGATGAGTAAAAATCTTTCTTCCCAGTTCCTTTCCAAGCAGCCCATCCAGCTTATCAAGAAGCAGTTGGATTTGACTTACGCTGATGCTGCTGATGAGTTCTCGGAGATCTGTTCGTTGAACAATCCCACCGTAAAGCGGAAGCTCCTGTTAGACTTTGCGGATGAGTGCGACTCGGCTGCTGTCCATCTGAAAGCGGCTGCTCTCCCTCGTCAGAGCACGCAGGTCATACTACCGCTCAATGCGATGAAAGAGACCGAGATCTTTGCCCCGAACTATCGTGATGGCGAAAAGGTCGTGCTAATTCGCTATCCGCATGGTGGTACCTTTGAGATCCCTGAGCTTACGGTCAATAACAAAAACCCGACTGCCGTTTCCGTTCTCGGAAAGAACATTCGGGATGCTGTTGGCATCAACCCTAAGGTTGCAGAGCGTCTTTCTGGTGCTGACTTTGATGGCGACCAGGTCGTTGTCATTCCGACCGGTGGGAGGGTGAAAATCCAATCTACCCCCGCCCTTAAGGATTTGAAGGACTTCGATCCTAAGACTGACTACTCAACTGAGGGCAAGACTGGCGTTCGGCTCCTTGCAAAGGGCGCTGCTACACAGAGACAGATGGGTGAGATTTCAAATCTCATTACTGACATGACTCTGAAAGGCGCTACTGAGCCTGAGATCGCAAGAGCGGTCAAACACAGCATGGTTGTCATTGATGCGGCCAAGCACAAGCTCGACTACCGGCAGTCTGAGAAAGACAATGGTATCGCCGAGCTCAAGAAGAAGTATCAAGGCTTTGACGACGAGACTGGTCACCATGGCGGCGCCTCTACCCTCTTATCCCGTAGAAAGCAGGATGTTGAGGTACCGGAGCGTCAGGGCAGCGGTGTCATTGATCCTCTGACAGGAAAAGTCGTTTACAAGGAGTCCGGCAGAACTTATGTGGACCCCCGTACCGGAAAGACGGTAGCGGCAACCACTAAAGTTAAACGCATCCTCGCAGTTGATGATGTTCGTTCGATGTCTTCTGGAACGCTTCAGGAAGAGGCCTATGCCGACTATGCCAACAAGATGAAAGACCTTGCCAACAAGGCCCGTCTTGAATACAAGGCTACCCCTACTCTGAAGCGCTCTGCCAGTGCGGCCAAGGCCTTTGAGCCAGAAGTGAACCGCCTTATGGCTGCTCTCAAGGTCGCGCAGTTGAATGCTCCTCTTGAACGAGAAGCTCAACGAATTGCAAATGCTCGTGTAAAAGCAAAGGTTCAGGCAAACAACATTACTGACAAAGATGAGATTTCCAAGATCCGTCGTGCTGCCATTAGTGATGCCAGAAATTCTACTGGTGCAAGCGGAAAGCGAACTCGCATTACAATCAGCGATGGCGAATGGACTGCAATTCAGTCTGGTGCAATTTCAGACACAACTTTGAGCGAGATTTTGCGTTATGCCGAACCGAAAACCGTTAGAGAACGAGCAACGCCAAGAAGAACAACGCAGTTGTCCGATGCTCGCATTAGCAGAATTAAAGCAATGGCGAATTCTGGCCACACAAATGCTGAAATCGCTGAAGCTTTGGGAATTTCTACTTCTGCCGTTTCCAAGTATTTGAATTCATGAAAGGAAGTGAGAGAAAATGGCTCAATCATGCGCGCTAACTACGACAGATAATCCGTATGATCCCTTTACCCAGTACGATGCTTGGTATCGCTTTGATGAAGGCAAAGGCTATCACTCTTGCGCCTACCTGGCCCGTATAGCCAGGACTTCCGATCAGCTTTCAGATGCTGAAAACGAACAGGAACTTGAGCGTGCCATTGACGACATCATCAAATACGATCCCCTTGGGATCTACAAAAAAGTAAAAGCAGACACAAAGGATTCGCCTCTCGTGAGTGCATAAGGCTTTAGCAGCCTCTTTCGCTCAAATCGGGAGGTTTTATCTTTGGCTCTGCTTTTACAGCGCGATAAGTTTTAACTCCAAGTCACCTTTTGCTTAGCGAGACTGCCTTGCTCTCCAAAAGGTATAGGGGGGGGTCGCAAAAACAGCACCCCCTCTGCATCGCGGCGGTCTTTGAAAATTCTCCGGGGGATATTTTTGAAAAATGTTTTTCGGGGTTGGGGGCAGCCGGCGGGAGTTTTGGGCGACGAGACAGGGTTTGAACGGGCCCACAGGGCTGATATTTCACCTCCTGATGTGTTCTTCTTTCCATGGAATTGCCACGACCGGGTCATGCAAGTGCTTTCTCTACCTCCATCTTTCATTTGGGGATTTCTCCTTTCAACTTGTTCAGCCAGTCAGTTCTGTGGGTTCTTTCAAGCCCTGTCTCAAAGTCCAAATAAGTAATACAAAACACAGTGCATACCATGATCAAACACAGCGAGAGGAGGTGGCAAGGATGGCAAAGGCCGCAAGATCATCTGAGAAAGTACCTAAATCCCGTGCGGCTCTTACTCCTGAAGCAAGAGAGAAGCAACTGATCGCCTTAGCCATTGATGTTGCCGAAGAGCAGATGCGCAACGGCACTGCTTCCTCTCAGGTGATTTCCCATTTTCTGAAACTCGGCTCCACCAGAGCCCAGATCGAAAAAGAATTGCTTGAGAAGCAGAGGGATCTTGCCGCGGCAAAGGCCGAAGCAATCGAGTCCTCCGCCAAGATGGAGGATCTGTACCTCAAGGCGGCCAAGGCTATGAAGAGCTATCAGGGGCAGGAGGACGAAGAGGATGAATATTAAAAGCTATTCAGAGCTTGTTCTTCTTCCAACCTTTGAAGATCGCTTTGAGTATCTTCGGCTTGATGGCATCGTCGGCGAAACGACTTTCGGATTTGACCGTTATATGAACCAGGTCTTTTACAGGTCGTTGGAATGGAAGAAGATCCGAGACACAGTGATCACAAGAGATCTTGGCTGCGACCTCGGCATCGAAGGTCACGAGATATTTGGTCGAGTCATCATTCACCATCTGAACCCGATTCGGCAGAGAGATCTTCTGGAACGGACAGACATTCTGCTCGACCCTGAGTATCTCATCACAACGACACATGAGACGCATCAGGCAATTCACTACGGTGACAAAAATCTGTTGCTCACCGAACCACCGCAGCGGACAAGGAATGATACCTGTCCCTGGAAACATTAAACCAAAGGAGGAACCGACTATGCAGAATAATCCTCGCAAGCAGGATATCATTCAGGAGCTTCGTGGTAAGCGTCAGGATGTGACGGAACTCTGCACTGAGGCAGAAGCGGTCAATGAGCCGCACATTGGCTCCGGTATTGTTACGGACTGTCTCTATCTGAATGTGCGTAAGCTGCCTGACATCAACGCAGATGTTGCGGTCGTCATTGACGCGCTGACACAGGTCTGTGTTGACTTGGATGCGTCCACGGAAGACTTTTACAAAGTTCGCACTTCTGATGGGGTCGAGGGCTTTTGTATGAGAAAGTACATTGCCCTTTCCAAGTAAGGAGTGCATCTATGGATACGACTGAAAGCATCCTGACATCGGTGAAGAAGCTTCTCGGAATTGACGAGAGTTACACTCACTTTGATGCTGACCTTATCATGCACATCAACTCCGTCTTTTCCATTCTTGGACAGATGGGAGTTGGCCCAAAGAAAGGCTTTGCCATTTCAGGGGCTGATGAAAAGTGGTCTGACTTTCTGGAGGATGACCCCGGTCGGCTTGCCCTTGTAAAATCTTATATGCACCTTAAAGTTCGGCTGCTTTTCGACCTGCCTACCGCTTCCTCTGCTGTTGACGCGATGAACCGTCAGATCAGCGAGTTTGAGTGGCGGCTTTTCGTGGCGGCCGATAATGCTGCAAGAGAGGAGGAAAGTCAAAATGGATGAACTTTGCCACTATGGTATCAAAGGCCAGAAATGGGGCGTTCGCCGTTTCCAGAATTCAGACGGCAGTTACACCTCTGAGGGAAAACGCCGCGCTCAGCAGCAGGAGAAGAAAGATCCTGTGAAAGAGATGAAAGATGAAGACCTTAGAAAGGCAATCAATCGGTTATCTCTGGAAAACAAATATAAGGATCTGACTAAAAAGCCGACCCCGCCCTCCAAGCTTGAGTCGACCAAGAAAGCTGTGGATGCCACTTCTGAACTTGTCAATCGGGCGAAGAAGATGGATCAGGACAGCCGCAATGCTACGAAGAAAGAGCGGATGGACCTGAGCAAGAAGACCGACAAGGAGCTTCGCGACCAGATCAACCGCGAGCTTTTGGAACGGCAGTACAACGATCTGTTTGCCAAGGAGTCGGTGTCTAAAGGCCGCCGCTATCTTTCTGATGTGCTTGACAACGCCGGAACGGTTTTGGCTGTCGGCAGCTCGGCTCTGAGCATTGCTCTCGCAATTCAGCAGTTGCAGAAGAAGGCGGGGTGATACTGAATGGCCCTGTCGAATACTGCTGTCCCCCGGTATTACGGAAAGTTTCGTGAAGCGGTGATTCGGGGTGAGATCCCTGTCTGCAAAGAGATTTCGATGGAGATGAACCGGATCGACGATCTGATCGCAAATCCAGGAATCTATTACGATGATAAAGCCGTTGAGGGCTGGATCAAGTATTGCGAGGCAGAAATGACCCTGACGGATGGTTCCGATCTTCACCTCCTTGACAGCTTCAAGCTGTGGGGCGAGCAGGTATTCGGCTGGTATTACTTTGTGGAGCGCACGGTCTATGAGCCGAACGCGGACGGACGAGGCGGGCACTATGTCAAGAAGATGATCAAGAAGCGGCTTGTGAACAAGCAATACCTGATCGTCGGACGAGGCGCCGCTAAGTCGATCTATGACTCGTGCATCCAATCATTCTTTGAGAATGTGGACACAAGTACGACCCATCAGATCACGACGGCTCCAACTATGAAACTTGCCGAAGAGGTCATGTCACCGATCCGCACCGCCATCACAAGAGCCCGCGGCCCCGTATTCCAATTTCTGACCCAAGGCTCACTTCAGAACACGACCGGTTCGCAGGCCAACCGCGTCAAGTTGGCTTCGACCAAGAAAGGCATTGAGAACTTTCTGACCGGCTCTCTTATTGAGATCCGCCCCATGTCGATCAACAAGCTGCAAGGTCTCCGATGCAAGATCGCAACCGTAGACGAGTGGCTCTCCGGCGACATTCGCGAGGATGTTATCGGCGCTATCGAGCAGGGCGCTTCCAAGGTGGACGACTATCTGATCGTGGCCACCAGTTCGGAGGGTACTGTTCGTAATGGCGCCGGCGATACCATCAAAATGGAGCTTATGAGCATTCTCAAGGGGGATTATCCAAATCCGCATGTTTCGATCTGGTGGTACAAGCTCGACTCTGTCGACGAGGTCGGCTATCCGGAGATGTGGATGAAGGCAAACCCGAACATCGGAAAGACGGTAAGTTACGAGACTTATCAGCTTGATGTGGAACGCGCCGAGAAAGCGCCTGCCGCAAGGAATGATATTCTTGCCAAGCGTTTCGGACTACCGATGGAGGGTTATACCTATTACTTCACCTACGAAGAGACACTGCCGCATCGCAAACGCGATTACTGGCAGATGGCCTGCGCGCTTGGCGGAGACCTTTCTCAGGGTGACGATTTCTGTTCGTTCACCTTTTTGTTCCCGCTGCGTAATGGTTCCTTTGGTGTGAAGACCAGAAACTACATTACTTCCAGAACGCTGAATAAGCTGCCCGCTGCTATGCGTAATAAGTATGAGCAGTTTATGGATGAGGGCAGTCTTGTCGTTTTGGATGGAACGGTTCTGGACCCTATGCAGGTCTATGAGGACTTGGACGAGTACATCGTTGCGTGTGGATATGATGTCCGTTGCTTTGGCTATGATCCATACAACGCCAAGGAGTTTGTGGAACGCTGGGCGGCTGAGAACGGCCCGTTCGGCATTGAGAAAGTCATTCAGGGCGCGAAGACGGAGTCCGTTCCATTGGGTGAGCTGAAGAAGCTGGCCGAAGACCGGATGCTCCTCTTTGACGAAGAGCTGATGACCTATGCCATGGGCAACTGCATTGCCATGGAAGATACCAACGGAAACCGGAAGCTGATGAAGAAGCGGTATGAGCAGAAGATCGACGCTGTGTCGGCTATGATGGATGCCTATATCGCTTACAAGCGGAATCCGGAAGCATTTGAATAAGAGAGGAGGATGTCATGGATTACCTTGACAAGCCTGACCCGCAAACTTTTATCGCTCACCATGGCATCAAAGGCCAGAAGTGGGGCGTTCGCCGTTTCCAGAATGCGGACGGTAGCTTGACAAAGGCTGGGAAAGAGCGATACAATGAACAAAACAGCTCCGATTCAAGTGATAACCACGAGAACCAAAAGTTTCATTTGACTGAAAAGCAGAAGAAATATTGCAAAACTGTTGCGATTGCCACAGGAGCCGCATTGGTCGCTTATGCTGGTTTTAAGCTTGCAGATAGTGGTGAATTGAATAGACTCTGCGAAAAAGCAAAAGAGTTGAGCCTTGGTGCTGACTATAAAAGCTTTTCAAGAAACGATTCTTTTACAGGTGAGATGAGCGTATCACAAGTAAAAGAGAGGTTCCTTAATCGCATTAACCCTGAGTATGGCAATTCTCTCGGAAGTTTCATGAATTGTAGGCGGTGTACTTTTGCCTATGAACTTTCAAGGCGTGGCTATGATGTGCAGGCGACTAAAACTCTTATTGGAACGGGTCAGGATGCAAACGGAATGAACCAAATGCTGTTTGTGCCACGATTCACGAAAAAAGAGTACAAGGAAGCTTGGAATGCATATACTCATGATTCTTCCATCTATGCCGCTAATAACTTTATAAAAAGGCTTACTGGTGGTTTTTCAGAGGACATACATCTTTCTAAGAAAAATGCCATCGGGGATGTGTATGACGCATTGAGCAAAATGCCTAATTCTGCAAGAGGCGAGTTATCCGTAACGTGGAAAGGGCATAATGGCGGTCATAGTCTTGCTTGGGAAGTCATCAATAACAAGCCTGTTATTTTTGATTTCCAGACCCATAAGGTATATGAGACGCCCGATAAGTTTTCTGAAATTGCCAACATGTTCGACGGACTTAGTACCGCTACATCATGCCGACTTGATGATAAGGACCTAAATCTCGATCTTCTTCGGCGATGGGTAAAGCACAGCTAAATTTCTGGAGGCCTAATGATGAAAGAGCAAAGGTTTGATAAACAACCGCTTAATTCCGCAATCAAATTTAAGTCTACAAATATGCTTTTGGAAGAGTTTATTTCCGATTACTTCAAGCGACACCCAGAAGCAAAGCATACCAGTCAAGCTGAAAGAAGATTGAAACGAGAGTTCTATTTGTCTATACTGAAACGGAGCTTTCTACGCAAATCTTCAAGCAGTTTAGATAATTAAATCATTTACAATGCTCCGCAGACTTTGAACGGTCTGCGGAATTTTTTTATGCCACGAAGGAGGTGATGAGTTCCGAATGGAAATGACAGTTGCCACGCGGCTAAAGCACGCATGGAATACATTCATGAACCGAGATTCTTATGTTTCTCGGATGTCGATTGGGCCGAGTTACGGTTATCGCCCCGACCGTCCACTCTTCAGCCGTGGAAATGAGCGCTCGATCATTACCTCGGTCTATAACCGTATTGCGCTGGATGTCTCATCTATGACCGTTCAGCATGTGCGACTGGATGGCAGCGACCGATTCAAGGAGGTCATCGAGAGTGGGCTTAATAACTGTTTAACGGTAGAAGCCAATGTTGACCAGACCGGAAGGGCTTTTATGCAGGACATTGTTATGTCGATGCTGGACGAGGGCTGCGTTGCTATCATCCCTGTCGATACAAACTTTGACCCTGAGAAAACCGGCGGCATTGACATCGAGACGATGCGGACCGGCAAGATTCTTGAATGGTTCCCGCAGCATGTAAAGGTTCGCGTCTACAATGACCAGCGCGGTGAGAAAGAGGATATTCTTGTCCCCAAGAGTACCGTCGGCATTGTGGAGAATCCTTTCTATGCTGTCATGAATGAACCGAACTCTACGATGCAGCGGCTTATCCGAAAGCTGAACCTGCTGGACGCCATTGACGAGCAGAACAGTTCCGGAAAGCTGAACCTCATCATTCAGTTGCCGTATGTCATCAAGACAGAAGCACGTCGTCAACAGGCGGAATTGCGCCGACAAGATATCGAGAACCAGTTAGCCAGCTCCAAATACGGTGTTGCATACACTGACGGAACTGAGCATGTGGTCCAACTGAATCGCCCCGTCGAGAACAACCTGATGTCCCAGATCGAATACCTAACGAGTATGCTTTACAGCCAGTTAGGTTTGACCCAGGGCATTCTGGATGGCTCTGCCGACGATAAGACGATGCAGAACTACCTGACTCGAATCGTTGAGCCAATCCTCTCTGCCATTGTTGATGAGATCAAGAGGAAATTCCTCACAAAAACTGCTCGGTCGCAAAAGCAGTCCATCCTGTTCTTCCGAGATCCCTTCAAGCTGGTGCCTGTCGATAAGATCGCTGAGATGACTGACAAGTTCACCCGCAACGAGGTTATGACCTCGAATGAGATCCGGCAGAAGATCGGCATGAAGCCTTCTTCCGACCCAAAGGCGGACGAGCTGCGCAACAGCAATCTGAGCGCACCGGCGGAAAGCACGCCGGCATCAACACCGAAGGAGGACAACAATCAAAATGGAGAAGAAACTTAAGTACGACTTCAGCGGCTGGGCGACGCGCAATGACCTTGTGTGCAGTGATGGCCGCACCATTCGCCGTGATGCGTTTGCACATTGCGACGGAAAGACCGTCCCCCTCGTATGGAATCACCAGCATGACGACCCGACCAATATTCTGGGCCATGCGCTGCTGGAAAACCGCGAGGATGGCGTTTACGCTTACTGCACATTCAACGAAACTGCTGCCGGTAAGGCTGCTAAGCTGATCGTGCAGCATGGAGATGTGGATTCCCTGTCCATCTATGCCAACGGCCTGAAGCAGCAGGGCGGAAATGTGATGCATGGTGACATCAAGGAGCTGAGCCTTGTGGTCGCCGGTGCAAATCCCGGAGCATTCATCGACTTTGTCGATCTTGCTCATGGAGAGGGCGCTGAGCAGGAAGTTATCTTCTGTGCCAACGAACCTATCACGCTCGCCCATGCAGATGAAGGCAAAGCTGATGACTCTGCCGATGACGGCAAGAAGTCCGTTGATGGCGACAAGAAAGACACCGGAGATGGCGACACCGTTGAAGATGTCATCAACAGCCTGACCGAAAAGCAGAAGACCGTTGTGGTTGCTCTGCTCGCCAATGCTATGGCCCACAGCGATTCTGACGACGATGATGGCGAAGAGAAGAAGGACGACGGCCACATCGAACATTCTGACAAATCCGAAGGAGGAGATAAGACTATGAAACACAATGTTTTCGAGAAGCCTGAGGACAATCAGGCGACCACCCTGAGCCATTCCGCTCAGACCGAGATCATCGCCAGCGCCAAGCTCAAGAGCGTAGGCACTCTTCAGGGGGCTATGAAGCTCTACGCCGAGCAGCATAACGATACTCTGAAGCACGGTATCGACGACATCGAGGCCCTGTTCCCCGAGTATAAGGATCTGCGCACCGGCGCTCCTGAGCTTATCACCCGTGACCAGGGCTGGGTCAATGTGGTCATGAACAAGGTCCACAAGAGCCCTATCAGCCGTATCCGTACCCGCAACATGGATGCCCGCGGCGATGATATCCGCGCGCATGGTTACCAGAAGGGCAAGAAGAAGGTTCCTTCCGGCAACATGAAGCTGATGAAGCGCACCACCGATCCGCAGACCATCTACATCACTGACTCCATGCACCGCGATGACATCATTGACATCACCGATTTCGATGTGGTCGAGTACCAGTACGGTGTGATGCGTCAGACTCTGCTGGAAGAGGTCGCTACCGCTATCCTGATCGGTGACGGTCGCGATGAGGCGGATGAGCACAAGATCTCTGAGGAGCATGTCCGTTCTATCTGGAATGACGACGATCTCTACACCATTCACTATGATGTGGACATCGAGGCTGCCCGCAACGAGCTTCAGGGTACCGGCACCGCTTCCCGTTTCGGCGAGAACTACATCTACGCCGAGGCGATCATCACGGCTGCCCTTTACTCCCGCGAGAAGTTCAAGGGCACCGGCACTCCCGACTTCTTCTGCACGCCGCATCTGGTGAATGTGATGCTGCTGGCCCGCGACACCAACGGTCGCCGCATCTACAACTCCAAGGCTGATCTGGCTGCCGCGCTGAACATCAACGAGCTGCACACTGCTGAGCAGTTCGAGGGTCTGGCCCGCACCGACAAGACCGGCAAGAAGCATAACCTGCTGGGTATCTTCGTCAACCTGAGCGACTACACCGTCGGCTCTACCAAGGGCGGCGAGATCACCCGCTTCAACCAGTTCGACATCGACTTCAACCAGGAGAAGTACCTGATTGAGACTCGTTTGTCCGGCGCGCTGACCAGACTGTGGTCTGCTATCGCACTGGAAGAGCCCGTGAAGGCCTCTTCCGGCCAGACCGAGGATACCGGTCACGACGGCACCTAAGGGAGAAAATTCAAAATGGCAAAATTTTACGGACCGGTAGGCTATGCTGAAACGGTGGAAACGGCGCCTGGTGTATATGTGGAAAAGATCACGGAGCGGATGTACTTCGGAGACTTGACCCGTAACACCAGGCGTCTTCAGTCATCGGAAACGCTTAATGACGACATCAATGTTGCGAATGAGATCAGCATAGTCGCCGATCCGTTTGCCAACCAGAATTTCCACCGAATGCGGTATGTTGGCTTTATGGGGGCAAATTGGAAAATCTCCAATGTTGAAGTCCATTATCCAAGATTGATCCTGACGATCGGAGGTGTCTACAATGGAGAGACTGCTTCTTCAGAAGACGCTATCTGACATTCTTGGATGCCCCGACCGAGGCGAAAAGTGCCGTGTGTACTTTCAGCCTCCCGCCAGCAAGGAAATGATTTATGACTGCATCGTTTACGAGCGCAGCCGTATTGAACCTACTTTTGCTGACAATCAGCCCTATGCGCTTCACGACCGGTATCAGGTAACTGTGATTTACAGAAATCCTGACAGCGAGATCCCAAGCAAGATCGCGCTTCTTCCGATGTGCAGCCATGAACGCCACTATACCAAAGAAAACCTGAACCATGATGTGTTCAACCTATATTTCTAACCTTACAAGGAGGAAACAGCTATGAAGATCAAATGGGATGAAGTCGGCAAGCGTCTGTATGAGACCGGCGTCGACCACGGCGTCCTGTTCCCGATGGGCGAGGACAATGCATACGGCAAAGGTGTGCCCTGGTACGGCCTGAGTGCCGTTAACGAGAGCCCCTCCGGCGGCGAGCCTAATCCCGTATGGGCTGACAATATCAAGTACCTGAACCTGATGAGTGCCGAGGACTTCGGCGCCACCATCGAGGCTTACACCTATCCCGATGAGTTCGAGGCCTGCAACGGCTGCGCTGAGATTGCCCCGGGTGTCACCATCTCCCAGCAGGATCGAAAGATGTTCGGCTTCTGCTATCGCACGCTGATCGGCAACGATACGGTTGGTACGAAGTATGGCTACAAGCTCCATCTGGTGTACGGTGCGCAGGCTTCTCCCTCTGAGAAGAACAACCAGACCGTGAACGACAGCCCCGAGGCTGCCACCATGAGCTGGGAAATCAGCACCACGCCTGTGGATGTTCCCAATTTCAAGCCGACCGCGCATCTGGTCATCGACTCCACCAAGACCGACAAGGCCAAGCTCGCGAAGCTGGAGGAGATGCTGTACGGCACCGATGGCGACCAGGCCGCCGAACCCACGCTTCCGATGCCCGAGAAGGTCATCGAGCTGCTGAAGGCCGCCGGCTGATCCACGGTACAAGAACTTCTAAAGCGGGGCTCTCTTCACCGAGGGCTCCGCTTTCTTTAATTTTTGAAAGGAGAAAGCATCATGCTTAAGAAAACCATCGCTTATACCGACTACAACGGTACCACTCGCAAGGAAGATTTTTACTTCAACCTGACGCAGGCTGAGGTGACTGAACTGGAGGTCTCTGTTGAGGGAGGCCTGGTCGAAATGATCAACCGCATCGTTGCCGCGCAGAATGGCAAGGTCATCATTGAGACTTTCAAGGACATCATTCTGCGCGCTTACGGTGAGAAGTCTCCGGATGGCCGTCGATTCATCAAGAACCAGGAAGTCCGCGATGCCTTCGCTCAGACCGAGGCGTACAGCAACCTGTTCATGGAGCTGGCAACCGACGCTAAGGCTGCGAGCGAGTTCGTCAACGGCATCGTTCCTCCCAAGACGGAAAAGGCAGCCCCGGCCGATCAGAGTGCCGAAGCTCCCGCTGTTCCTGAAAACTGATGATAATGAGGACCGGCGATGCTGAAGATCACAGTGCCGGCTACCGAATTGTTTGACGGGGTCGGAAACTTTATCAACACCAAGGAGCAGACGCTCCAGTTGGAGCATTCGCTGGTCTCTCTTTCAAAATGGGAAGCCAAATGGCACAAGCCTTACTTGTCCCGCAAGGCGATGACCATAGAAGAGACGATCGACTACATCCGGTGCATGACACTGACACAGAATGTCGACCCGAATGTGTATAAAGCGATCACTCCATCAAATTTGAAGACGGTCACGGAGTACATTGACGCTCCGATGACCGCCACGACCATCTCCAATGCAAAGAAAAAGGGTGGAAGCCGTAAAATCGTCACGGCAGAGGTCATTTATTATTGGATGATCTCCTACGGTATCCCGTTTGAGTGCCAGAAATGGCATCTGAACCGACTTCTGACCCTTATCAATGTGTGTAATGTGGAGGGGTCGCCGCCTCAGAAGCTTTCGAGAGCGGAGGTTGCCGCGCAGTATAAAGCGCTTAACGCTGCCCGACGGAAGCAGTGGAATACAAGGGGGTAATACCATGACAGAAAAAGAACTGAGAGCCAAAGTAGTCTCGATTGCAGAGAAGTATCTCGGATGCAAGGAAAGCAATGGCTCGCATAGAAAAATCATCGACCTCTATAACAGTCACAAACCGCTTGCACGAGGCTACCCCGTGAAATACACAGACGCCTGGTGCGCAACTTTTGTGAGCGCTGTGTTTATTGAGGCCGGCTTGACAGAGATCGCGCCGACCGAATGCGGATGCGGAGCAATGATCAATCTTTATAAGAAGATCGGTCGTTGGGAAGAGAATGATGCCTATATCCCCTCTCCGGGTGATGTTGTTATGTATGACTGGCAAGATAACGGCGTTGGTGATAATACCGGTGCCGCTGATCATGTTGGCATTGTGGTTAGTGTTTCCGGAAATTCCATCAAGGTCATCGAAGGAAATATGAGTGATGCCGTTGGGTATAGAACCTTGCGTGTGAATGGCAAATACATTCGAGGCTATTGCCTCCCCAAGTATTCTGCCAAAGCTGGTTCGACAGGTTCCAACACGGCAACACCGCCGAGTAATGGCTCGGCAAGCAAGCCCGCAAGTGCTAAAAAGGCATCTGAGGCAGCAAGGTCTTTCAATAAGACTTTGGCCGGTACTTATGTTGTCACGGCGAATGTTGGGCTGCATATCCGTAATGGTGCAGGAACCGGTAAGGCCAGTCTCGCCGTACTTCCCAAAGGTACAAAAGTTGCAAACTACGGGTACTACACACTTGTCGGCAATGTAAAGTGGCTTTATGTTCAGGTCACTTACAAGGGTGTCACATACACCGGATTTTGCAGTTCTCAGTATTTGAAGAAGTAAACAAGTGCAATTTGGAGGAAAACATGATCACGTTCAGACAAAAGGGCGACTTCTCCAAGCTGACGAGGTTTTTGGAGAGAGCCAAAGAAACGGTGCATCTCGGAGACCTTAATCAGTATGGCCGAGCCGGAGTGGCCGCTCTTGCGTCTGCAACGCCTGTTGACTCTGGAGAAACGGCCCAATCGTGGTATTACGAGATCACGAACAAGAAGGGTTTTGTGAGTATCTCGTTTCACAATTCAAATATTCAAAATGGAGTTCCAATCGCCATCATTTTGCAGTATGGACATGGAACTGGAACCGGCGGCTGGGTAGCGGGACGTGATTACATCAATCCTGCTATCCGGCCTATTTTTGATCAAATCGCAAATGACGCATGGAAGGAGGTCACGAAGACATGAGCACAACGATCGACGAGAGAGTTGTTGAAATGCGATTCGACAACCGTCAATTCGAGGCGGGTGTGAAGACAAGTTTGTCCACGCTCGACAAACTCAAAGAGGGTTTGGATCTGGACGGTGCGGCTAAAGGTCTGAAGGGCCTTGGCGACGCAGCTAAAAAGTGCGACCTTTCGACCCTTAGCAATTCCGTCGAGACTGTTCGGATGAAATTCTCGGCGCTCGAAGTCATGGCGGTGACCGCCCTTTCAAACATTACCAACTCGGTCATCAATACCGGAAAACGGATGATCGAATCGTTTACATTGGAGCCTCCCAAACAAGGCTTTGACGAATACGAGCTTAAGATGGGCTCTATTCAGACGATCATGATGAGCACCGGCGCATCGTTGGAGGAGGTCAACAAGTATCTTCAGGAGCTGAACACCTATTCCGATAAGACAATTTACTCTTTCCAGGATATGACCTCCAATATCGGTAAGTTCACGAATGCCGGCGTCGGCCTTGAAGATGCTGTTATGGCTATCCAGGGCGTGTCGAATGTGGCTGCCGTATCCGGGGCAAATGCAAACGAGGCTTCCCGTGCGATGTATAACTTTGCGCAGGCCCTGTCCGCAGGATATGTCAAGCTGATCGACTGGAAATCCATTGAAAACGCGAACATGGCAACAGTGGAATTCAAGACGCAGCTTTTGGAGTCGGCTGTTGCGTGCGGAACTTTGACGAAAACCGCAGACGGAATGTATAAGACCGTCAAGGGAAATGTCATCGACGCCACACATAACTTTAACGATTCTTTGCAGGATCAGTGGATGACGACGGAAGCTCTTGTCGGCACACTTCGTAATTATGCTGATGAAACGACCGACATCGGCAAGAAGGCATTCGCTGCTGCACAGGATGTTAAGACATTCTCACAGTTGATTGACACCTTAAAGGAAGCTGCGGGCTCCGGCTGGGCGAATACCTGGGAAATCCTCTTTGGTGACTTTGATGAAGCCAAGGAATTGTGGACTGGTCTTAGTCAGGCGATCGGCGGATTTATTGATACGCAGTCTGATGCTCGTAATTCGGTACTTCAGGGATGGAAAGACCTTGGCGGCAGAACCGAGCTGATCGAGTCTCTCAAGAATATGCTCAAGGGAATCGGGACAGTTATCAAACCGATCACAGAAGCCTTTCGTGATATTTTTCCGCCAACTACTGCGGAACAGCTTCATAATCTGACGGAAGGACTGCTGAAGTTCACAGAAAAGCTGACGCTTAGTGACACTGCTTCCGAAAACCTGAAGAACACCTTCAAGGGTCTGTTCGCCATTCTTGATATTTGCAAGCGGGCAATCGGTGCAATTCTGGGTCCGGTCGGTTCTCTTCTTGGGAAAGTAACCGGCTTAGGCGGCGGTGTTCTCGGCGTGACCGGCTCTATCGGAGAATGGCTCGTCAAGCTTGACGAAGCGATCAAGAAGAACGACGCCTTTGGCAAAGGCATTGAGGAAATCTCTGATTTTGTGAGCGGTGCTGTTACGGCCATCAAGAATTTTGCCGAGTCTGTTCGTGAATACCTCGGTCTGCCGACGCTTGACGAAGCGAAGGAGTCTATGAAAGAACTCTTTGGTACTGCCGAAGAGAATATTCAGGTTCCTGGACTGGAACTCCTGCACACGATCCTGGAGAAGCTGAAAGAGCGTGCCGGTCAGGTCAAAGACGCTATTGTCAGTCTGAAAGATGGCATCTCCGATGCGTTTTCTAAGATTGGCGGAAATACCGATGTGTCGAAATTTGCCGCATTGATCCAAGCACTATCCATTGCCGCTAAGAAAATTGGCGGGGGTATTTTCGATGCGCTCGGCAACGGCATCAATAAGATCGTAACTTCGGTGAGTAACGCTGATTTTAGCGGAATCATCGACCTGCTGAACGGAATTTCTATCGGCGGTATTGCGATTGCCATAACCAAATTCACTAATAGTTTGACGAAGCCCTTTGATGAAGTCGGAGGTCTTCTTGACAATGTGAAGGGGATTTTGGATGGGGTTCGTGGATGCTTTGAGGCGTATCAGACGCAGTTAAAAGCCGGAACTTTGCTGAAAATAGCAAGTGCTATTGCAATTCTGGCAGCATCTATCGTCGCGATTTCTCTTATTGATAGTGAGAAGTTATCTGCGTCACTGGGAGCTATTACGGTTCTCTTTGCCGAATTGATGGCATCCATGTCGGTCTTTACCAAAATCAGCGGAGATGTTAAAGGTGCGGTGAAGAGTTCGACAGTGATGCTCGCCATGTCCACATCCATCCTGATCCTTGCATCAGCTTTGAAAAAGATCGGTGACTTGGATGGTGGACAGCTTGCAAAAGGTGTTGCCGGTGTGACAGCCTTGATGGCGGCGATGGTCGGTGCGGTGAAGCTGCTTAACATGAGCGGCGGTTCTTCGATGAAGGGTGCGACACAGATGGTTCTCTTTGCGGCTTCCATCAAGATCCTTGCATCGGTCTGTACAGACCTTGCAACACTTGAATGGAATGGGCTTGCAAAAGGGCTGACCGGTGTCGGCATGCTGCTGGCAGAAGTCTCACTCTTTATGAACACCGCAAAGTTCAGTGGAAAGTCTTTGACAACAGCGGCGGGCATCGTCATTCTTGCTTCGGCAATCAAAATCCTGGCATCCGCCTGTAAGGATCTCGGTAGTCTCGATTTCGGACAGCTTATGAAGGGGCTTGGCTCCATTGGTGTTCTTCTGGCGGAGATCACGGTCTTTACCAAGTTGACCGGTAGTGCAAAGGGTCTGGTGTCCACCGGGATCGCGATGATCGGGATTGGCGCTGCTATGAAAATCTTTGCTTCCGCGATGGGCGACTTCGGAAACCTTGACTGGAATCAGATCGCCAAGGGGCTTGTCGCTATGGGCGGCGCATTGGCTGAAGTGGCTATCGCTATGAAGGTGATGCCTAAGAACACGATAAGTGTTGGCATTGGTCTGATCGCTGTCGGTGCAGCACTTGAGATCGTGGCAAATGCCCTTGGAAAGATGGGCGGTATGACCTGGGAAGAGATCGCAAAGGGTCTCGTCACAATGGGCGGCGCTCTTGCAGAGCTTGCCCTCGGTCTGAATGTGATGAACGGTACTTTGCCTGGCTCTGCTGCCATGCTGGTAGCGGCTGGCGCATTGGCTATTCTGACTCCGGTGCTTCTGGCTCTTGGCTCAATGAGTTGGGAGAGCATCGCCAAGGGGCTTGTGACGATTGCCGGTGCATTCACCGTGATCGGTGTGGCCGGTCTTGTGCTGACTCCTCTTGTTCCGACGATCCTGGCACTTTCCGGAGCATTTGCTTTGATCGGTGTCGGTACAGCAGCCATCGGAGCAGGTCTTCTCGCTGCCGGTGCCGGACTGTCGGCTATTGCAGTCGGCATTACCGCCTTGGCTACTTCTCTTGGCGCAGGTGTGACCGTTATTGTGGCAGGACTCAGCACGATCATCACAGGGATTGCCGCGTTGATCCCTGCCGTTGCCGAAAAGCTCGGTGAGGCTATTATAGCGTTCTGCGGCGTGATCGCTCAGGGAGCTCCCGCTATTGGAGAAGCTGTTAAGGCCGTTGTTCTTACGCTGGTGGATGTACTTGTCGAGTGCGTCCCTGCAATCGCTGACGGTGCATTAGCACTGCTGTCCGGCGTGCTCGCCTCTCTTGCAAACTATACTCCGGAAATCGTTGACTCTGTCATGCTGTTCCTGATCAACCTGCTGAACGGCATTGCAGAGCGGCTACCAGAACTTATTCAGGCGGCAGTCAATGTGATCGCGGCATTCTTCTCCGGCATCATTGATGCTCTGGCAGGACTTGATACAAGTGTATTGGTGAAAACCATCGCCGGCATCGGTCTGCTGTCCGGCATTATGGTCGCATTGGGTGCGGTAGCCGCATTGATTCCCAGCGCTATGATAGGTGTGCTCGGCATGGGTGCTCTTATCGCTGAGCTGGCGATTGTTCTTGCTGCTGTCGGTGCCCTTGCGCAGATCCCCGGCCTTTCCTGGCTGATCGGTGAGGGCGGTAAGCTGCTGGAGCAGATCGGTACAGCGATCGGTGGGTTTGTCGGCGGCATTGTCGGTGGATTCATGAGTGGTATTTCCAGTCAGTTCCCGCAGATCGGCAGTGATCTTGCAGCGTTTATGACAAATGTTCAGCCGTTTATCGACGGCGCAAGCAGCATCTCTCCGGCGATGTTCAGCGGTGTGCAGGCATTGACAGACGCGATATTGCTGCTTACGAAGGCCGAGCTTGTGCAGGGTATTGCATCCTGGTTCACGGGTAGTTCTTCTCTTTCTGATTTTGCTGATGAGCTCGTTCCGTTCGGAGAAAGCATGACGGAGTTCAGCAACGCAATCAGCGGGATGGACGCCGACCTTGTTTCCAAAGCGGCGACTGCCGGTAAGGCACTTGCAGAGATGGCCACAACGCTGCCGAACAGTGGCGGTGTAGTCGGCTTCTTTGCCGGTGAGAATGACATGGACAAGTTTGGAGAGCAGTTGGTTCCGTTTGGTAAGGCCATGAAGGACTACTCTCTCGCCGTTAAAGGAATGGATGTCGGTGCTGTCAGCAATTCCGCTTCTGCCGGTAAGGCGCTCGTGGAACTCTCCAATACCATTCCGAACTGCGGCGGGCTTGTGAGTTTCTTCACCGGAGACAACAGCATTGCCGACTTCGGCGACCAGCTCGTTCTCTTCGGCAATGGTCTTGCGGCTTACTCCGCCTCTATCGAGGGTATCAACATGAGCAAGCTCTCCAGCGCGATCACACAGGTCGAGAAGCTGGTGGCGCTTTCCGATACGGTGAAGAATATGGATCAGTATGCATTTGTGAACTTTACGAATGCGCTGGTTCTGCTGGCAAACGCCAGTATCCAAAACTTTACCGACGCTTTCTACAACAGTGGAGCTACCGTGAGCACGGCAATCATCTATATGCTCAATTCCGCAGGCACGACCATCCGGCAGAACCAGACGATCGTTAATGTGGCGATGGCTGAGCTGATGCTTGCGATGGCCGCGACCGTGAAAGCACATACCACGAGCATGAATACCGCGGTCGTGCAGATGATGGTCGGCTTCAGCACTACGATCCGCAGCAACGGTGCTTCCGTGCGGACGGCGATGCAGTCTGTCATGCTGGTCGTTGTGGCAGAAGTGAACAACTACAAGGATCAGTTCAATGAAGCCGGCAGGAATGTTTCGCAAGGCTTTATCAACGGCATCCGCTCGAAGCTGAGCGGCGCCTCTCAGGCGGGCCGTGATCTGGGTCTTGCGGCACTGAATGCGGCAAAGAAGGCGCTGGACAGTCATTCTCCCTCCCGCGAGTTTATCGAGCTTGGTAAAAACATTGGCGAGGGTATGACCATCGGTATCAACAATGCTATCGTTCCGGTTTCTTCGGCTGCGGCAAAGATGAGTGATGAAGCCATCAAGGTCGCACAGAAGGGACTCGACTCCTTTAAGGATTGGGCGGAAGAGCGGAAATATTACAGCGAGCTCAGCTTGAAAGAGGAGCTTGCCGGATGGGAAACGCTCCAGAAGAAATACCGCGAGGGCAGCGAGGAACGAAAGCAGATCGACCGCGAGGTCTATCGTGTTCAAAATGAGTTGGTTACGGCCACTTATCAGTATTCGATGAACTGGATCGAAGAGCAGAAATCGTATAACAAGCTGACCCTTGCGGAGGAACTGGCTGCCTATAAGCGTGTTCAGAGCCGATATGCCAAGGGGACAGAGCTGCGGAAGAAGCTCGACCTGCAAGTTTACCAGTTGGAGAAAGAGATCAGCGACGCGCAGAAACAGTATATCTCTGATGTGCAGTCTGTGCAGAGCGAGGCGAACCAGAAGCGGCTCGACCTGGAGGAAGAGTACGCTGATAAGGTAAAGTCGATCAACGCGCAACTGGCAAGCGATATTCAGGCTGAGAACGACAAGTACGAGAATGCTCTGAAATCCCGCGAGGATTCCCTCTATAAGTCCTATGGCCTCTTTGACGCTGTGAAGGAGCGTGATGAGGTCAGCGGCGACACCCTGATGAAGAATCTTGAGGGTCAGGTCAAGGAATTTGGCGAATGGCAGGATATTTTAGAGTCTCTTGCCGGCAGAGGACTTGACAGTGACCTCCTTGAAGAACTTCAGGATATGGGTCCTGACGCGATCGCCCAGATCAAGGCGCTGAACAACATGAGCGACTCCGAGCTTGAGAAGTATGCTGACCTCTGGAAGGTCAAGCACGCAATGGCTCGCGAGCAGGCGGTCGGCGAATTAGAGGGGCTGCGCGAAGAGACCCAGCAGAATATTGCAAAACTCCGCGAGGAGGCCGATCAGGAGCTTACCGAGTATCGTGCTCTCTGGCAGGAGAAGATGAATCAGGTCACGGAAGACGCCAACGCTCAGTTGGAACAGCTCCGCAGAAGCTTTGAGGAAAAGGTTGGTCTTATCAAGAACAATACAGAGGATGAGCTTCAGGAGATGGCCGACACGGCGCAGAAGGTTCTGACGGAAGCTGGTTGGGATGAGACCGGCAAGCAGATCGTCAAGGGGCTTACTGAAGGCGTTCAGTCTGAGAAGTCCAGCTTTGTTGATGAGATCACGCAGATGGCTCTTGCAGGCGTACAGGCGGCGAAGTCGACACTGGACATCCACTCTCCATCGAGGGTGTTCCGTGAGATCGGTAACTACACCGGCCTTGGTTTCGTGAAAGGTCTTCAGGACTATGTTGACCGCTCTTATGCGGCCGGTTCTGAGATGGCGGAGTCGGCCGAGGGCGGTCTTTCCGGTGTGCTCCAGACCATTGCCGACATTGTGAGCGGCGGGTTCGACATGGAGCCGGTGATCCGTCCTGTTCTGGATCTCTCTGCCGTATCGGCCGGAGCAGACGCCTTGAACAACCTATTCTATTCGCAGCGAGCGGTCGGCCTTGTCGGGCAGGCTGCCGTTGCATTTGAGGCACAGCGCAGCGGAAGCAGTCAGACAACCATTTCCGTCGACAATGATGATGTTGTGGCTGAACTCCGCACGCTTCGAGGTGAGATGGCTTCGATGCTGGAACGCATGGAGAAGCTGCGTGTTGTGCTGAACACTGGTGCGCTCGTCGGCGAACTTGCTGAACCGATGGATGTGGCACTCGGACAGCGGTCTACACAAAGAGGAAGGGGGATTTAAGTTGTACCATTCGATCACATTTGGCGATAAGAACACATGGGACGATTGGCGGCTTGTCCCCGCTTCCCGTCCGCTATTCAATCCGCCTGCACAAAAGGTAAAGACTCTGGACATTCCCGGTGGGGACGGCGTCATTGATCTGTCGCAAGCCCTCACCGGGTATCCGGTGTATCAGAACCGGACAGGGTCTATCGAGTTTATCGTCATGAATGACTTCAAACCATGGCACATGGCGTACTCGGACATCATGGACTATCTGCACGGACAGACCATGCGGGCGATCCTTGAGGACGATCCTGAATATTTCTACGAAGGGCGCTTCACAGTGAACGCCTGGAAGTCGGAAAAGGACTGGTCGCGGCTCGTCGTCGACTACGATGTCGGCCCTTACAAGTGGAAAAACCTTTCCTCCATCGACAACTGGCTATGGGACCCGTTCAACTTTCAAAATGGAGTCATTCAGGCAGCTTTGTTCCGCAATATTGCGGTGACGACAGAGATGAAAGAGATCGAGCTGGACGCGGTGATGTACGGACGGGCTCCGGTCTGCCCCAGATTCATTGTGCAAAGCAGTGAAGGGCGCGGCGTTCATGTTCGATTTGTCAACCGTCAGCTCAGCATCGACCTAACAAAGCTTTTGCCGGATGGAACCATTCAGATCCCTGAGTTTATTCTGTTTGGCGACTATGGCGGGACGATCTATCTTTGGGTCGACGAGGGAACGGGGACCGTGTCCGTTGATTTCAGACAAGGGAGGTTGTAAGCGATGTATTCTGTTTATGCCGATGGCGTCTGCATCTACAATGATGCCTTCGCGTTGGACAACATGAAGCTTGCAAACCCCAAGCTGACGCTGGAAGACAATGCGGCCGGTTCCTTCGTGATGACGGTTCCGCCCTCCAATCTCGGATACAGCACCATCATCCGTATGGTGACTGACATCGCCGTCCACAAGGACGGAAAAGAGATCTGGGCGGGGCGCGTCCTCTCTGAAAACGAGGACTTTTACAGAAACCGGGTGCTTACTTGCGAGGGCGAGCTTGCATTCTTCAACGACAGCACACAGCCGCCTGCGGAGTACGCCGGAGGGACGATTCGTGAGTACCTTGAGGCGATGATCGCCATTCACAACGCAAAGGTCGGAGACAACCGGAAGTTCACCATCGGCATTGTTACTGTGGTGGATGAAGATTTTCCGACTTATTACACCAACTATGAAAAGACCATCACGATCTTGAATGCGTTGGTGGCGCAGTACGGCGGTCATCTGCGGGTGCGTAAGGAAGACGGCATCCGCTATCTCGACTATTTGGCTGATTACCCCGACACTTGCAGCCAGACGATCCAGTTCGGCTCCAACCTCATCGAACACACCAAGGGATGGGATATGACGGAGTTTGCAACGGTCATCGTTCCGCTTGGCAACAGGCTTGACAAGAGCGAGATTGAGGCATTGGACGCCTATCTGACCGTTGAGAGCGTGAATGAGGGTAGCCTTTATGTCCAGTCCTCCGAGGCTGTGAAAACCTATGGCTGGATCGAGAAAACAGTGACATGGGACAGCGTTTCTGATCCTGAAGCGCTGCTGGAAAAGGCGAAGGCATATCTTGCCGACTTGCAGTTCGACAACATGGAACTGGAAGTGAGTGCCCTTGACCTCCACTATCTCAACGCAAATGTAGAAGCCGTTAAGCTTTTGGACGAGATTCGCGTGATCTCGCGGCCGCATGGGCTTGACCGTGTATTTCCTGTCACGAAGCTGGAGATCCCTCTGGACAGCCCGGAGAATACCCAGTTTACGCTTGGCGACACGGTGCAGACAAGCCTTACCAGTGTGAACAACCAGATCAGCGCCGCTATCCTTGAGAAAATCGAGGGTCTCCCAAAGGCGCACAACATCCTAAAAGAGGCAAAAGAAAACGCCACACAGATCATGACAGCGGCTACGACCGGCTACATCACGATCACACGGGACGAATACGGTTCTGACACGCTTTATATTTCCAATATCCGCGACTATACCAAAGCCGACAAGCTCTGGAAATGGAACATGAACGGGCTTGGCTACTCCAAGGATTATGGAAAGACCTTTGGGCTTGCCATCACAATGGATGGTTCTATTGTGGCAGACTATATCACGACCGGTGTTCTCAATGCCGATGTGATCCGTGCCGGTACGCTGAAAGATTATGGCGGAAATTTCTCGCTTGACTTCGAGAGCGGCAAGCTGACGATGAAGAAAGGTTCCATCGACATTGGAGACGGAAACTTCACCGTTGACGAGGAAGGCAACCTGACCGCACGCCGAGGCACCTTTGCGGGTACTCTGGCTGCGGCGAAAGGAACCTTCAGCGGTACGCTGGTCGGTGTGGATGGAAACTTTAAGGGCGTGGTTCAGGCCTCTGACTTCCTTGACCGATCGGGCAACAGCATGATGGACGACGAGCGATTCAAGTCCAAATACCTGAGCGTCTACGGACTTACCGTTACCAACGGTGTCCGCACGACATTTGCTGTTGATTCCAGCGGCTCCGTTACCATAGACGGTAAGGTGACGCTATCCGCCGGAAGCACGATCAACTGGGCATCCGTGACGAACCAGAACCTCACCTCCAACCCCGCCTACTCGCTGGCAAGCACGGCGAATGCGAACGCTTCCGCTGCGCAGAGTACCGCAGACGACGCTTATGATGAGGCTTCTGCCGCATGGTCGAGAGCAAACAGGGCCTATCAGGATCGGTGTACTGACCAGAATGTGTTTGATGTGCTCACCTCCGGTGGTACGAAGTTCGGTATTTTCAGTGATTCGACGACTGGCCGGCTCTATATCAATGCAAATTATATTCGCTCCGGTACGATCGACGCTGACTATATCGACCTATCATGCGGTTATGGTGGATTCTGCAAGGGCCACGGTTCCGACGGTGTGCATACAACTTACGGTTCTATGATGTATGGTTCCAATGGCCCCGGCTATGATCCTTATATCATCGTGACCAATGCCGGAGCCCGTATGTCCGGAATCGGCGCAGATATTGTCGTTTCTGGTGGCATCACAATGAGTGAGGAGCCAACTATTCGTTCCGATCTTAGAATCAAGAACACGATCGACTATGACCTTTCAGCCTACGAGGCGTTTTTCCTGGCGTTGAAGCCATCTACTTTCAAGTACAACAAAGGCACCTCCGGGCGAACTCATTTTGGATTTATCGCCCAAGATGTGGAACAGGCTATGCTCGATGTTGGATTGACCTCCAGTCAACTTGCCGCACTCGTTAAAGACCCCGTGTTGGAGATTTTGGAAGATGGTCTCACGGACTACCGTTACAGCATCCGATACGGCGAACTTATTGCGCTCAATACGCACATGATCCAGAAACTCTATCAAATGGTCGAAGAACTGCTTCAGCAAAAGGAGGGATAATGTTGAAGAAACAGCTTAAAAATTCAGAAATGGTCGTGATGGTTCAGAACCTGCGGCCGCTTCTTCAGCTCCGCAACAAGATCGGCTATATCGCCGCGAGGAACTTCCGGATGCTTTCTACTGCTTTGACTGAGTATGAAGCATTCAAACACGACCTCATCAACAAATACGGAGAGCCCGACAAGGATGAAAGTGGCAACGAGACCGGAACCATTTCCATCAAGGTGGGCTCTCCTAATTTTAAGGCCTTCTGCGACGAGCTTGCTCCGTTCAACGAGATGGAGCATGAGGTAGAGCTGATGACTGCCAAGTATGAAGATACGATCGGCTGTCTGAGCGGCGAGGAGATCCTGCTGCTTGACTGGATGCTGGAGGACTAAGGAAGGAGTGATTTAGATGGCTGATATCAGCAGCTTTCTGAAAAAAATCCTCAGCGCCATTTATGGCGAAGAGGTTCGCGGCTCCATCCATGATGCTCTGGCAGCGATGAACACGGAGTCCAGCAGCGCGATGGAGTTTGCCTCCACAGCCAAGGATTCCGCACAGGCAAATGCCGCGGCTGCCAAGAAGTCCGCCGAAGATGCTGAGAAAAAGGCGACAAGCGCCTCTGAATCCGCTGCGGCGGCTGCGCTCTCCGAGGGAAGCATCAAGACCTCTGAGGAAAATGTCAACAAGCAGGCCGCAGATGCAAAAGAAGCTGCCGCCGGTGCTAAGGCATCTGAGACAGAGGCGAAGAACTCGGAAGAGATCGCCAAGCAGAAGGCACAGGAGGCCACGGACGCCAAGACAGCGGCGATGCTTGCCGAGGGAGAGGTCAAGGCCGCCGAGGAGCGCGTGAGAACCATCCGCTCAGAGGCTGAGACACTGGGCGCACAGGCTACTGCTGACCGCAACGCAGCGGAAGAGGCCCGTGCTGCTGCGGAAGCTGCAAGAGACGCGGCGGTGAACAGTCAAAATGGAGCAAAAGCATCGGAAGATGCCGCTGCTGTATCGAAGACGGACGCCGAGGCCGCTAAAACGGCTGCTGTGGATGCCCGTGACAAGGCGCAGACCGCTAAAACGGCCGCCGAGAACGCGCGGGAGTCCGCCGAGAACTCTGAGGCAAACGCCAAGACTTACAAGGAGTCTGCCGCAGAGAGCGCCGCAACCGCACAGCAGTACAGCGGAAAGCCGCCTAAGCCGGAGAACGGTACCTGGTGGATCTGGGACGCTGAGAAGGGCACCTATGTGAACACCAACATCAGTTGCGAGCTGACCGGCCCGACCGGCAACGGTATTCAGAGCATTCAGTTGACGCAGGGCAATCATACGCCAGGCTCGACTGATATTTACACCGTTACGATGACAGACGGAAGCAAGTACAACATCGCCGTCTACAACGGCCTGAACGGAACGGGTACGGGCGATGTGCTCGGCATCCATTTCGATCTGGTGCTGCCGGCCTCCGGATGGTCGAACGGTTCCATCACTGTGGCGGAGAGCCGCCTTGTGGCCGCTGCCAAGTACAAATACCTCATTGATGCATATGAAGCCAGCCGTGAAGAGTACCTCGAATGCAATGTGCGTCCGAAAGACATCTCCACGACCGGCTTCATCACATTTGTGAACGATACCGACCCGATCAAAGACATCACGGTGAACATCGTGCGTCTTGAACTGTCGGTAAATGCCGAAGAAGGAGGCGAATGATTTGAAAATCGCAATCAAAAGCTGCTTCACCACGCTGGTGGAGGACACTACACTGATCCAGAACGCAGCGACGCCTTATCCGGTCGAATTCGCCTTCAGCAAGGATTGGGACGGGTTCGCAAAGACTGCGCTCTTTGAGGCAGGCGGTGTCAGCATGGCTGTGGTGCTGAGCGAGGACAAGTGTGACATTCCTGGCGAATGCCTGAAGAAAGGCGGTATCCCGCTGAAGATCGCCGTTTATGGCGTCAAGAGCGAGGAACGGAAGTCGACGGGCTGGCATGTGACCAGCAAGATCCTCTTCCCGGCCAATATCAGCGTTGGCACAGGCGGCTCCGGAGACCCGATGGGCGATGAAGCCTACAAGCAGATCATGGGAATCATCGGTGACCCATCGACGGCGGGTTTTGGCAACAAGACGCTGACCGAGGTGATCGTTGAGATTCAGAGGAGCATTTCCGGAACGGCCTCTGATAAAGAGGTGGACGATATGCTGAACGACGCCTTTGCTTCGAGCGACCCGGGCGGAAGCACACCCGATAACACCGCTTCTGACAAAGAAGTGGATGACCTACTCAATGATGTTTTCGGCGAACAGCCGTGAACAAATATATTTAAGGGGGACATGCAATATGTCTACTACCAAGCACACTACTATTGATCAGCTCAAGAAACTGGCGCTGCGCACCAAGAGTGAGATCGGCCTTGTCGATGCTAAGGTTGCCGGCCTGACCACTAAGGTCAATGACCTGGTGACTGCCGGCGGCGAGCCTAACAAGCTGGAAGGCATCAAGATCAACGGCACTCTGCTGGCCCTGACCGATAAGATCGCCGACATTCTCATCGCTGAGGGCAAGACCAACGGCACCATCTCCGCCAACGGCGTTGATATTCCCGTTCACGGTCTGGCGGCTCTGGCCTACAAGTCCGAGGTTGCCGAGAGCGATCTGGCTGCCGCTCTGAAGGCCATCATCGACGCCAAGGCGAAGCAGGCTGACCTGGATACCCTGACCGGCGACGGCGAAGGCTCCATCAGCAAGATGATCGACAAGGCTATCAACAAGTTCGCCACCGATGTGACCGATGACAATGTGGTCAACAGCTACAAGGAGCTGATCGACTGGGTTGCCAAGCACGGCCCTGAGGCGACCAAGATGGCCGGCGGCATCAGCGAGAACAAGACCGCTATCGCCGACCTGAAGACTCTTGTCGGCACGCTGCCCGAGGGTGCGACCTCTACCACCGTTATCGCCTACATCACCGAGGCGATCAATGCTCTGAGCATCGGCGATTACGCCAAGACGACTGAGGTGACTGCCGCGATCAGCACCGCCCTGGAGTCTTACTACACCAAGACCCAGGTCGACGAAACCTTTGTCAAGAAGACGGACATCGTGATGGCTACCGACGAGGAAGTCGACGCCATGCTGACCGAAGTCTTCGGCGCTCAGGCTACCGTCTGATCCAGCATATGCGAGCGGGAGATGGGGCTTCCTGTCCCCCGTTCCACCTTTTGAAAGGAAGGTAACAACACATGGCAGAGCATAAGCTTTCCACATTTGACCAGCTCAAAAAGCTGGCACTTGCGGGGAAGAGGGATTCCGCCAAGCAGGTAGCTGAATTGGCGGAGCTTGTTGCCGCCGGACTGGAGGATCTCCAGCATATCGGCATCTCTGTTACTCTGCCGGCCGCGAATTGGAACGGCGGAGAGCAGACTGTTGCACATGCTTCCCTCTTAGCTGACAGCAACTATATTTATTTTGTAGGCGCAGACGCCGGTACCCGTAATGTGTACGACAATTATGGCGTGAGCGCAGGCAATGTAACCACAAGCGGGCAGATGACTTTCCGGTGCGATACGACGCCGACCGTTGACTTGTCCGTCTTTATCATTCGACTGGAGGTCGGAACAGATGAGTAATGTTGGCAAGGTATTCAACCTTTCCGGCGGCGGTGGCAGCGGCTCTCCGAAGATGGAAAGTCTGACTATCGCCACCCCGCCCAATAAGACGGTCTATAAGTCCGGTGAAACTTTCGACCCCACCGGCATGGTCGTTGTGGCAAACTACGGCGAAGGTCTGATGGCAAATGTGACGGGCTATACCGTCTCTCCCTCCGTTCTTACGGACGGGGTGAGCGAAGTTGTCATCACCTACACCGAGGGTCGCATCACGAAGACCGCGACGGTTTCTGTGACGGTGAAAAAGGTGCTTGTCAGCATCGCCATCACCACGCAGCCAGCCAAGACGGTCTACCAGTATCAGGAGAGCCTTGATCCGACTGGCATGGTCGTGACAGCGACCTTCTCGGACGGGAGCACGGCGGCGGTACTGGATTACACCTATCCGACGACGAACTTCTCTACGCTTGGACGCCAGGTCATGAAGCTTGAATACACCTACGAGGGTGTGACGAAGAGCACAGACCTTGTCGTTACGGTGCAGGGCAAGACCATTGCCGTTCCGACGCAGACGAACATCCCGACCTACAACGGTTCGGATAAGACGCCGAGCTGGAACGGCTACGATCCACTCAAAATGGAGATCTCTGGCGTTACGAGCGCCTCTGACGCAGGCAGTTACACGGCGATCTTCAAGCTGTCCTACGGCTATCTGTTCCCGGACGGCACGGATGAGGCCCGCGTAAAGTGGACGATCGACCGCGCTGTCATCTCGGCTCTGCCGACGCAGACGGGAACGCTTGTTGCCGACGGCACGAGCAAGACACCGAGCTGGAACGGCTATGACACCAACAAGATGACCATTGGCGGCGATACCTCTGGTACGGCTGCCGGTGAGTACACGGCGACCTTTACGCCGACTTCCAACTACAAGTGGTCCGACGGCAGCACAGGCGCCAAGGAAGTGAAGTGGACGATCATCTCGGTTCTCGTTTCTATTCCTTCACAGAGTGGTACGCTGACCTACAACGGCAGCGCCCAGACGCCGAAGTGGCAGAATTTCGACAATGAGAACTCCTCTGTGAGCGTATCTGCCAAGACGAATGCCGGCGAGTACATGGCGACCTTTACCTTGAAGAAGGGTATGTGGACGGACGGTACGACCGCGGCAAAGACCATCAAGTGGACCATCGGCAGAGCTACCATCGCGGCGGTCCCCGCCCAGAACGGCACGCTGACTTATGACGGCAACCCGAAGACTCCTTCGTGGAATACCGCTTATGACTCGGCAAAGATGACCGTTTCCGTGACTGCCGCTACCAACGCAGGCACTTACAGCGCTACCTTTACTCCGACTTCCAACTACAAGTGGTCCGACGGAAGCACCGGAGGCAAGACAGCATCGTGGACGATCGGCAAGGCCGTGAACAGCGTGACCAATTCGCCGAGCTCCATCGTGCTGAAGAGCAGTGCCAAGACCGCAACCTTTACGGTGAACCGCAAGGGCAACGGTACGATCACAGCCACCTCGAACAACACGAGCGTCGCGAAGATTAAATCCATCAATCAAAGCACCGGCGTTGTGACCGTGGAGAGCGTGAACGACACGACCGGCACGGCCAAGATCACCGTCAATGTCGCCGAGGGGACGAACTACAAGGCGGCTTCTGATACGACGGTCAATGTGACGGCCACTTTCGTCACGATCTACGGCGTTGAATGGGACTGGACGAGCGGCGGCCCGACCAAGGGCACTCGCACGGATGCGGCGGCAAGCTTCGGCGATCCGTCTCCTGCTGTGAACAACGGCAGTGGCTCTTCTCCCTTTGACAACCTGATGCCGTGGTCCGGCATGGTGAAGGAGACCCGCGCAGGCGGTGTTGAGGTCAAGGAACCGAAGTATTGGTTCAAGTGGACAAAGACCGGCAAGAAGCTGAAGCTCCAGATCGCGGACGGTTATGTGGAGGGCTTCTCCGTTGACCCTGTAAACCGGGACCGCGGGGACGGCCTTGGCGAGCTGGACTACTCCTACATCGGCCGTTATCACTGCGCCAGCGGTTATAAGTCCACCACGGGCGCCGCTCAGCAGGTAAACATCACGAGAAGCCAGGCGAGAACCGGCATCCATAACCTCGGTGCTAACTTCTGGCAGATGGATTTTGCTCAGTTCTGGTATGTGAATATGCTGTTCCTTGTGGAGTTTGCCGACTGGAACGGCGAGCGCATCGGTAGAGGCTGCTCTACGAGCAATTCCAAGATGAATAACGGTCAGACCGATGCGATGGGTTATCACACCGGTACGACCGCGGCAAGCCGCGACAGCTACGGCTTCACGCAGTATCGCAACATTGAAGGCTGGTGGGACAATGTTTATGACTGGATGGACGGCTGCTATTACAACAATAACGGCCTGAATGTCATCAGCAATCCCAACAACTTCAGCGACAGCGCGAATGGCACGCTGGTCGGCACGCCATCTTCGGGCTATCCGTCCGACTTCACCATTCCGACAGCAAGCGGTCTTGAATGGGCACTGTTCCCGAGCGCAGCAAACGGCAGTCAAACGACCTATGTCCCGGATTACTGGTACTTCTACGGTAGTTACCCGTGCCTGTGCCATGGCGGTAGCTATAACCAGAGCCAGGGTCGCGGTCCGTTCTGCATCTACTACGACGACGCGTCGAGCACGGGCGACTACATCGGCTGTCGCCTCCAGGAACGCCCGCCAAAGGCGGCGTGACTGTTCCCCTGAAGAGGTAGGGGTGCAGGGGTGAGGGGGCCGCAGCCCCTTCCCCTTGCATTTCACTGATATTTTTAAGAAAACAATAATTTTATATTTGGGGGTCAACTGTGCAGCAGACGATGGTCCCGGATAACTGGAACTTCAACGGTAGTAACCCGTGCCTGTACCATGGCGGTAACTATAACCAGAACCAGAATCACGGTCCGTTCTACATCAACTACAACAACGCGTCGAACACGAACGACAACATCGGCTGTCGCATCCTTGCTAAGCCACAGGCTAACCCTCCATTTGGTAGTAGGGGTTCCTCACCCTTTCTATATCGCACGGTTGACCGCACAGCACTTGCTGAAGAAAAGCCGACAGGACACAGCTTAGTACACTTCGGGCCAGGTCTCGCCTTGGAACACCCCGCGGCGCTGGAACGGTTGTGAGGCTACAAGGAGGAAAAACATCCCTGATGAAACGAGTTCGAGTTTACAAAGAGATCATATCCGACGAAAACCTTCGTCTGGCAATTCAGGAAGTGAACGCCGGCCATCGGCGAAACGGCAATCACAGCCTGAACAAAAAGGTCATTGAGATCGAAAATAATATGGATGAATATGTGGAGAAGCTCCGAGCATTCATCCAAGGTCTGGTCGACGGAGACGAGCACATGCACCCTCCCCTCAAGCGACGGCGCTGGGACCGCAACGCGGACAGCGGTAAGGGCAAATGGAGAGACATCAACGAGCCGCTCTTGTGGCCGGACCAATATGTTCACCACGCTGTTGTGCAGCCGATGATCCCGCACATTATGCGGAGCATGGACCGGTACTGCATCGCAAGCGTCCCCGGCCGAGGGAACTCCTACGGCGTCAAGGCATTGAAGAAGTGGATGAAGAACGATGTGGAGGGCACGAAGTATTGCTGCGAGTGCGACATCTACCACTGCTTTGAAGAGCTTGACCCGCCGTATGTCATCGAAGCCTTGAAGCGGGTGTTCAAGGACACCGAAACGCTTTGGCTGTGCGACGCCATTATGGAATACGGAGTCCTCATTGGCGCATTCTTCTCCGCATGGTTTCTCCATTTGACACTCCAGCCCTTAGATCTGATGATCCATCAAAAGCAGTATGGCGTATCGCACTATCTGCGGCAGATGGACAACTTCACGATCTTTGGTTCCAACAAGCGAAAGCTGAGGAGGCTGCTGGAGGATATCAAGAAGTGGCTTGCCGAGATCGGAATGAAGATCAAAGGTAACTGGCAGATCTTCCGCGTCGGGTTTACGCCAAAGGTCGAAAGAGCGCATCAGGCTTTGCCGAAGAAAAAGCAGCGGCACCGCCGTCCGCGCTTACCATCGGCTCTTGGATACCGATTCGGACACGGTTACACGATCTTGCGAAAGCACAATCTATTCCGGCTCAAGCAATCGCTTCATCTTTACTACTACCGGCGAGACAGGAACCGAGTCATCTCGTTCAAGAGGGCATCGGGGCTGATCTCACGGCTCGGACAGCTTCGCAAATGCAACCATCAGCAGGTTTTGGACAGGTATTATCAGCCCAAGACGATGTTTGCACTAAAGAAAGTCGTCCGAAAGGAGTGCAGAAGACTTCAGGCATTATATCCGCCATACCAGGCGGCATAAAAAGGAGTGATTTTCATGAAAGTACAGGGAATGGTCAACCCCGGCAGCTTTACTGTGGAAGAGATCCCCGGTACCAAACGAAGTCTTGTCCGTCTCTACCAGAATGTGGAGGCGTGCAAGATCGCTAAGGATGCCGAGGACAAGGAAGGCCTTGACGGGTTCCAGTATGACGAATACTGCGTTGAGGTCGAGAGTTGGCCCGGACTTGCTGCCAGCGTGCGGGAGAACTACGACACCTACCTTGCAAAGGGTAAGGACAACGAGGTCGACCGCAGTAACGATGCGTTGTTCCGCGCTCAGAAAAACACAGACTCCATCGTCCAGGATACGGACGCGATGAGCGTGGATCACGAATACCGACTGACCCTGCTTGAGCTGGGTCTCTCGGAATAATTGAGAAAGGAGGAAAACGACTATGCTGTATCGCACTCTGAAGCGCATGATCGAGCGCGGCCAGACCAACGGCCTTGAGGAAAAGATCGACATTTTCTTCGCAGCCGGCAAGCTGACCGAAAGCGAGTATCAGGAGCTCATCGCCATGCTCAAGGCAGAATGAACGCACCGGAGGATTGAGATGTGACTATTCAAGAGATTTTAGCCGGCGGGGGCGGTCTGCTCCTGATCCTTATGACCCTGGTGCAAATCGCCCCCGTCAAAATCAACCCCTGGTCAGCACTCGCTAAAGCCATTGGTAAAGCGATCAATGCTGACATTTCAAAGCGCCTCGACGAGATCGAGAAAAAGCTGGACTCACATATCAAAACGGATGATCAAGGCCGGGCCGATGACTGGCGGGCAGCGATACTCCGCTTTAACAATGAGCTGCTTCGTCCGATCCGTCATACGAAGGAAGAATTTGTAGAGGTACTTGGGTATATCGACAAGTACGAGCATTATTGCGAAAAGAACCCTGAGTATCCAAACAGCCGCGCTGAAATTGCCATTGAGAACATTCGAGAGGTGTATAAGGTCCGGCTGAAGAAACGAGACTTCCTTCAGGACGAGGATAAGAAGGAGGTGACGGCGCTGTGAGCAGGTTGGGCATCGGCCTTTCCGAGAAAATGAAAGCCTGCAAAGAAGCAGAACCGTTCACTGATATTTTGGATGGTGATGGGGGTGTTCCTGAAAAGGACCCCCCGTCTTCTTCCAAAGCAGGGTTCAAGGTCACCACGATGAAGATTATCGTGTGGGTCTGCATTCTCAACGGACTTGCATGGGTATGGTGCAGCTATATCCTTGCATTGCTCGGACGGGAGCAGATCGCAGAGGCCTTGTCACAGGTCGCGCTCAAGGAGATCATCGGCGTGGTGCTGATCTACGGTCTCAAGGCGCTGTTTGAAAACCTGAGCAAGAACAACTCATGGCCTGACAAGGGAAACTCTACTCCGCCCGAAGACGGGGCTGGATAACAGGAGGAAAAGAATATGGAGAGTGTACTGAACTGGTCTGTCATCATCAGCATCATTGGCGTGCTGGTGGTGCTGACGAACATTGTGGTACAGGTACTCAAGAAAGTAACCTGGGACAAGCTGCCGACGAATGCTCTGGCGATGATCGTTTCGCTGGTGCTGACGCTCGGCGCTTTCTTTGCATATTGTTCCATCAAGGGGATCGCTGTTGTGTGGTATATGGTGTTTGCCGCGGTGGTCCTCGCATTCATGGTGGCTTATGCGGCAATGTTCGGATTTGACAAGCTGAAAGAAGCCCTCGGGCAGATCCATAAGTAGTGATTAGAGGTCGAAAAAGGTGTAGGAGAGCCGGTTATTTCTTGACTACTCCTACACCTGCGGCCTAAAAGCGGCGTGGGGACTGGATTGGATGCTTCTATAATAAAAACAACAATCGAATACATCTTGGTATTTACCAGATAAAACAAACTCTTTTATCGCAACGTAAATACATCGCGGATGTAGAAATTGGGCGGCGTAAGTCCGTCATGTATTTTTGCGGTGTATGGTGCTGCGGGAAAGGGTTTTTTTCATCAATAACGCCCTCTTTCCGATCCATCCCGAAATTATGAAAGACTGGTGATCGATATGAGGGCGGTATAGGTGCTTGCAAGCAATGCAGTAATGATTTGGGGTTTATACAATGGATCAGGAAAAA